CAACGCTGATATTGACATCGAACAGCTAGGCGAATCCAATATTATAGGCGGTCTTAATTCTGTAGCTGGAACGCTTACAGCGCTTGATCTTGACGGCACAAGCCTCACTCTTGATATTAATCAAATCGGTAACTCAAATAAGTTTCTAGGCGACATCAATGGAGACTCAATCACTGGTTTCTTTAACTTTGATGGAGATTCTAACACTTTTACAATCCAAGCCGATCCAACCGATACTTACGGGATAGACAGTTCAGATTATGATGTTAATGTAACCGGATCATCAAACACCTTTACATTCGATCATGGAACAGGTGCTTTATCTTCTACGATAGACTTAGATTGGACTATCATGGGTGACTCTAATACCATTGATTATGACCTTGATATTGATGGTGCAACCTCATACATAGATGTTGATGGAGATTCAAATAGCTTAACGTATGACGGTGACGGAGCAGATAATGGATATTTTTACTTGGATCACACAGGCGACAGCAGCACCCTCAACGTGCAACAACAGTCAACGATTAACAACGATTGGCTTCAAATTAATTCTAATTCTGACAATACTACTTTGTGCGTCATTCAAGACGACCAAGGCACAACAACCTCCTGCTGATATAGGTAAAGTTTCCGAACTTAACGGAAATGCAAGAATCCTTAGAGAAAATCCTTTAGACGTATCTTTATCTTTGCCAGTTCAGCAAATGGATGATGTTAGAACTGCATCTGGCAGAGTGGGTATAACCTTTCTTGATGACTCTGTTGTAAGGCTCACAGAACATTCAAAGCTTGTCATTACTGAGTATGTGTTCAATCCAGACCCAGATAAATCAAAATTAAGTTTACGTTTTGCATCTGGCACTGCACGGTTTATTACCTCAAAAATGGGGCTAATCAACAAAGAACGTATCAATATAACCACGCCAACAGCACAGATTGTAATCAGAGGCACAGACTTCACCACTACTGTTGATGAGTTAGGAAGATCGTTGGTAATACTATTACCCGATGAAAATGGAGATGCTTCAGGTGAAATTATGGTTGCAACCGGAGCTGGCACGGTTACTTTAAATAAACCATATCAAGCAACTACCGCATCTGTGTACGAAAGTGAGCCTACAAAGCCTGTTCAGCTAGATATTACATTAGATTTAATTGACAACATGTTGATAGTTTCACCGCCAGAGGAAGAAGAATTTGTAGCAGAAGAACGTGCAACTAGATCAAATAATGTTTTAGATTTTGATGCGCTAGAGTTTGAAGAATTAGATTTTGATTACCTAGATGCCGAGGCAGAACTGGCTTTTGAAGAATTAGACATAAATTACTTAGATGTCAACTTTTTAGAGGATTTACTGGATGTCATAGAAGAAGTTGATTTATTGACTGACGATGAGATAGATCAGATAGAAACGAGCATTGCGGTGACTGGCACGGCTATCGGTCAAGACCTAACAACACAAATAACAACGCTTATTGATGGACAACAAATAAGTTTGCGCAGAAATGTTAATGAAAGCGTTAGATTAGATATAGACGGTTCTGACGCTTACACAATTATATTTATACAAGACGGCGTTAGTAAAACGATAACAATCAACGGAGGAGGCAGTTCCGTGATAAAGATCAAACAAGGATGAAAAGTCTAATTAAAACAATTTTGGTTGTTTTGTTGTTATCAGTGCCATTGATTATGCAATGGACACCGTTAGAGATTATAAAACTAAAAACTTTTGATGCGTTAGTTACAGAAAAGCAACAATCAAACTATTTTACTGTATTAAATATTACTGAAGAAGATATTGAAAGAGAGGGTGGTTGGCCTTTACCTAGAGCAAGATTAGCTGAAATACAAAGAGAAATTATAGCGCGTGGTGCTTTGGGAGTTGGTTGGACAGTAGCTTTTCCACAAAAAGATCGTTTAGGTGGAGATGAATATTTTGCAGAATCTTTGCTAGGCAGCAACAGTATTTTAGCCATGTATGAAAACGAAGGCAGTGGATACCCAAACACTGTAGGCACAGTAATTATGGGTGAACCTGTAGGTGGCTACCCTGTTTCGGGTGTTGTACAAAATATAGAAATATTAAGAAGATCAGCAGCACAAGGAATCGCATCTGCACCTGTTGATATAGATCAACTTGTAAGACGGATACCGTTACTCATGAAAACGCCTGATGGTTGGGTTTCTGCATTTGGAACAGAGGTTTTGAAAGCATTAGTAGGGTCAGATACTTACATAATTAAAACAAACCAAAACGGTATTGAAGAAGTTGTAGTACAAGGATTACCACCTGTGCCAACCGATTCATTTGGTCGAAAATGGATAAGTTGGGTAAATACAGATCAAACAAATCTTCAGGAAATGAACGTGAATGAAAGGTTTGTTTTCATTGGCACTGATGCAGCAGGCATATTACCTCAAGTTGCTACACCCGTTGGTTTGCTTGAGGCTCATAAAATACAAGCAGCACTGGCTGAATCCATACTCATACAAGATAGCCCGCGCATACCTGATTGGTCTTTTGCAGCAGAATTAGCAATTTTATTGCTTACTGTAGCGATTGTATGGCTTTTAGTGCTTAATTTAGGTGTAACCATAGGTATTACGTCATTTTTAATGATATTTGGCGTTACTGCGGCATCTGGTGTGTATTTAATACAGTCTGGGATGTTAATTGACGTAACTTGGACGTTAATTTCACAGTTTTTTGCAGCTTCAGGCGCATTTTATCTTAATTTTCGCACTCAATATCGCCTAAGACAGCAAATTAAGAAGCAATTTGAACATTATTTAGACCCAAGACAAGTAAAAGAGCTACAAAAAGACCCAGATTTATTAAAATTAGGCGGTGAGCTACGTTATTGCACGTTTTTATTCACAGATTTGCGTGGATTTACCTCTATGAGCGAAAAAATGACTCCAGAAGAGGTAGCAGATGTTATGAATACCACTTTGACCATACAAGTTGAAGAAATACAACGATCAGGCGGTATGGTTGATAAATTTATTGGTGATGCTTGTATGGGTATCTTTTCAGCGCCCTTAGATTTAGCAGAACATCAAAACAAAGCGATAGAGGCTGCCGTAAGAATACAAGAACGAATCAAAAAACTTAATGATACAATGGATCAAGAGATACAAATTGGAGTTGGTATTCAATCCGGTACTGCTTGTGTAGGTAATATGGGTTCAGATACTAGATTTGACTACACAGCCATCGGTAATTGTGTCAATGAGGCTGCAAGATACGAATCAAGCACAAAAGAGGTCGGCGTGGATATACTAATTGGCTACGAATGTGCAAAATCTTGTAAATATTTGCTAAAAGAACTAGAACCAATTAAAGTAAAAGGCAAAAGAAACAAACTTAGGGTGTTCACATGGGATTCAAGCTTGCAATTATCAGCACAGGATTGTTAATAGCGGTATCAACTGCTTCGTGGTTCTATATAAAAATACAAGACAAAGAGATAGCTACATTAAAAGCAAATGCGGTAATTCTTGAACAAAAGATAGATGAGCAAAATGCCAGTATTGATAACTTTTTGGCAAAGCAAAAAGAAACCACTGAACAAATAAATAAACTTAATGATCAAAATCTAGCGTCTATGCGAGAAGTTAGCGAGTTGCGCAATACTTTTCAAAAACACAGTATGACTAATTTAGCGATGGCTAAACCTGGTTTGATAGAAAATATTATTAATAAAGGTACTGCTAAAGTAAAAACTGATTTTTTAGAATTAACTGATCCAAAAATGTTCGAGGAAAAAAATGAAGAAACTATTAACAATTAGTTTAATAATCGGTTTTTCTTTGATGATTTCTGCATGTTCTTTGCTAGAGCCTCGAACTGTACCAGTAGAGGTTAAAACAATCACTTTACCAGCGCCTATGTATCATCCTCCCATGCCCTTAGAAGTAAGCTTGCAAGATATTAAATGGCGCGTTTTGACACCTGATGTAATGGAAGAGTATCTACAGCTAATAAAAGAAGGTAAAGCTCCAGCAGAGCCGTATTACGCTTTATCAACTCAAGGTTACGAGAGTTTAAGTATGAACATGGCAGAGCTTAAACGATACGTTACCAATGTACTGGCGATAATAGAGTATTATAGAGAGCAAGATAAAAATACAAAAATACAGGAAAACACAAATGAGTAAATCACCTGATGCTTTTGTTTACCAAGCAGAGTTAGATAGAGTGGTAGATGGAGATACTATAGATGTAGTCTTAGACCTTGGCTTTGATGTAAAATTACACAAACAAAGAGTAAGGCTATATGCGATTGATACACCAGAAAGTAGAACAAGAAATCTTGACGAAAAAAAACTAGGATTAGCTGCAAAAGAACGATTAAAAGAGTTATGTGTTGGTAAATTTAAATTAAAATCTTTAGGCAAAGGTAAGTATGGAAGAATCCTTGGCATACCGTACACTGAATCTGGCGAAGATATTTGTCAGAAGCTTATTAAAGAAGGTCATGCAGTTGAGTACCACGGTGGTAAGAAAGTCGCCAAAGTTAGAAAAGATGGAACATGGGGTTAATATGAAAATATCAGAAGAAGGCAAATCATTAATCAAAAAATTTGAAGGCTGTAGATTAGAGAGTTACAGATGTAGTGCTGACGTGCCTACAATTGGTTACGGTCATACTAGAGGTGTTAAAGATGGTGACACTATAACTCAAGAAGAAGCAGACCAAATGTTATCTGAAGATTTAGAAGAATTTGAAGGATACGTTAATAAATATGTTGAGGTTGATTTGACTCAAAATCAATTCGATTCTCTTTGTGCATTTGTATTCAATTTAGGACCACAAAACCTAAAATCGAGTACGATGCTAAAGGAACTTAATGCTAAAAATTACTCAAAAGTACCCAGCGAAATTAAAAGATGGAATAAAGCTGGTGGCAAGACATTAGATGGCTTGATTCGTAGACGTGAAGCTGAAAGTCTTTTATTTCAAGGTAAAGAGTGGCATGAGGTCTAATGTCAGAGGTTTCTCTAAAAGACTTTGATATATTATCTCAACAAGATCAAGCTGAAGCCGTAGCTTTACTTAATAGGTTTGAACAGCTAAAAAAACAAGAGTCTTGTCAAAAAGATTTTATAACTTACTTAAAACACATGTGGCCTGAGTTTATAGAAGGTCGTCATCATAAAATTATTGGTGAAAAATTTAATCGTATAGCTCAAGGTAAATTAAAACGGTTAATCGTATGTTTACCGCCAAGACACTCTAAATCTGAGTTTGCAAGCACTTTCTTTCCTAGTTGGATGATGGGTTTGCGCGGTAATTTAAAAATAATTCAAACTACTCACACAGCAGAACTGGCAGTCAGGTTCGGTCGTAAAGTCAGAAATATAATTGGTAGCCAAGAATACAGCACTATATTTCCTGATTTAAAACTGCAAGCTGATAACAAATCCGCAGGTAGATGGACATCTAATCAAGATGGAGAGTTTTTTGCCGCAGGTGTAGGTGGTGCTATCACAGGACGAGGCGCAGATTTATTGATTATTGACGACCCTCACTCAGAACAAGATGCCATGTCACCAACAGCTATGGAAAGCGCTTATGAATGGTACACATCAGGTCCAAGACAGCGTTTACAGCCTGGCGGCATTATTATCATTGTAATGACACGATGGAGTACAAAAGACCTCGTTGGAAAAGTCCTTAAAAAACAAACAGATGAATACGCTGATAAATGGGAGGTGGTTGAGTTTCCAGCTATCATGCCAGAGTCAGATACACCTTTATGGCCTGAGTTTTGGAAAAAAGAAGAACTTTTATCTGTAAAAGCATCTTTACCTATTTCTAAATGGAACTCTCAATGGTTACAAAATCCTACTGCTGAAGAAGGCGCTATAGTAAAAAGAGAATGGTGGAGAACATGGGATCGTGACGTTCCGGCTTACAGTTATGTAATTCAAAGTTACGATACTGCTTTTAGTAAAAAAGAAACGGCTGACTATTCTGCAATAACCACTTGGGCTATTTTTAGCCCCAGAGATGGAGAAGCAGATCAAATAATATTGCTGGATGCAAAAAGAGTGCGTGTAGACTTCCCAGAATTAAAAAAATTAGCATGGGAAGAATACAAATATTGGGAGCCAGATTGTATATTGATTGAGGCTAAAGCAAGCGGTACACCCTTAACACAAGAGTTACGCAGAATGGGTATTCCTGTAACATCATACACTCCAAGTAGAGGACAGGATAAAATAGCGCGAATGAACTCTGTAGCGCCAATATTTGAATCTGGTATGGTGTGGGCTACCGAAGATCAATTTGCAGATGAAGTAATACAAGAAATGGCATCTTTTCCTTACGGAGATCACGATGATTACTGTGATTCTGCTACAATGGCACTAATGAGGTTCAGACAAGGCGGTTTCGTATCGCTCGATGAAGACTATCAAATGGAGGCAGATTTACTACCACGAAAACGCACGGTTTATTATTAAAACTTGCAAGGCGTGTTAAACTGAGAAGCTATGGCTATAGAAAAACGAGAATTAGGTACTCAAGATAATCCTGATATTAATGTAGGTGGTAGTGCAGTTGAGGTTTTTCCAGAGCCTACAAGACAAGATCAAATACGTGAAGCTGCTGAAATTTTAGTTACCGAAGAAGAAATATTAGTAGGTGATGAAATTGATATGCCAGAAACTTCACAGGAACAAATACCATTTGATGCTAACCTTGTAGAGTTTGTTGACGAAAACGAATTACAAAAACTATCTAACGATATTTTGTCAAGCATACGTCATGATAAACAATCACGTAGTGAGTGGGAAAAGACATACGTTGATGGTTTGAAATACCTTGGAATGAAGTTTGATGAAGCAAGGTCTGAACCATTTGAAGGTTCAAGCGGTGTTATCCACCCGATTTTGGCAGAAGCCGTTACCCAATTCCAAGCGCAAGCATACAAAGAATTATTACCAGCTAAAGGACCTGTTAAAACACAATTGATAGGTCAACGTAGCGCAGAAACAGAGGCACAAGCTGATCGAGTTCAAGAATTTATGAACTTTTACATTATGAATGTAATGCAAGATTACGATCCCGAACTTGATATGTTGTTATTTTATTTACCGTTAGCGGGTTCTGCGTTTAAAAAAATATACTTTGACACTGTTTTAAATAGAGCTGTATCAAAATTTATATCCCCAGAAGATTTAATTGTTCCATACGAATCTTCAGATATCAGTAGCGCAGAAAGGGTTACACATGCAATTAGCATGTCTCGTAATGAGATTAAGAAACAACAATTGTCTGGTTTCTACGCAAACGTGGATATTAAATCCAACTCTTACAGCACAGATAACGACGATATTCAAGAAGAAATAGATGAAATACAAGGTATCAGCCCATCTTACGCTGAAGATAGAGATCACACTGTGTATGAAGTACATACAATACTTGATTTACCAGGATATGAGGATTTAGATGCAGAGGGTAATCCAACAGGCTTAAAACTGCCTTACATTGTAACAATAGATGAATCGTCACAAACAGTTCTATCTATTAGACGTAATTTCTTAGAAAGCGATCCTTTTAAAAACAAAATTAATTATTTTGTGCAATACAAGTTCTTGCCAGGTCTAGGCTTTTATGGTTTAGGACTGTCACACATGATTGGTGGTCTATCAAAAGCTTCAACATCTATTCTAAGACAGCTCATAGATGCTGGCACATTA